ATGACGAGAACCGGTTTCACCACTTTTCTCGCTTCCTGTCAAGGCTGAATACGGGTGCCTGAATGGTAATGCCATGTTCGGGGGTGACGATGGCGAGAGCCTGCTGTGGGGGTTCATGGCCGAAGTTGGACACCCAAGCGTATTCGTCGGTGCCTTTCAGGCTGCCGTTGACGATCAGACCGGGGGTTTGGATCAGCTGATGCCAATGCCCCATCCACAGGGTGGTGAACGGGGTGCCGGTGTCGTTGGCCCGTTGGGCTTTCCGCGCTCGCATCCGCATGATCGGAGGCCAGATACCGCCGATACCGCCACCGCCGGACACTTGGTCGCCGTGGGTGAGCAGATGGTGGGTGCCGTAGATGGGGATCAGGCAGTCGGTGTTCTCTCCCACTTGGAAGGTGAACCGCTTGTCGGAGCCGAGGTGGCGTTCGATCATCTTGGCGAGAAGCCAGTCGAAGTTGGTTCTGGCCCGCAGTTTGGCTCGAGGTTTCCGGCTCATGCGCCCGTGGTTGCCCATCACCGCTGCGACATGGACTTTCCCAAACTCGTCGGCGAACATGGTGAGTGCCGCGCACAGTTGCTCCGACCAATGGAGCAGGGAGCCGAGCATCGTGTCTTCGTTCGTTTGGGCGAGTTCCTCATGGATGTCGCCGGAGAAGATGTCGCCTCCCAGCATGATGACCACCCCGTCGTAGGTGACCCCGGCGAGATAGTGGCGGGCGATCTTGATCGCGTTCTGCGCCCATGCCTGTAGCCGAAGTTCGGCGATCTTGCGGTTGTAGGCGTTCAGCCCACCCACTTCTTCGGGCAACACCACCTCGTCGAAATGGGTGTCGGACAGCAGGAGCGTCAGGGTGGCGTGTTTCTTCCGGCCTGACGGGGGTGTGACCAGCCATTTCGGGGGTTGCAGGGTGGTGCTGGTCGCCGCGTCAATCAGGTTGAGGGCGCGTTCCAGTTCCTCAAGCCGTTCGATCAGTTTCAGGTTTTCGGCGTTCGCTTGGTCGCGTTGACGGCGTATCCGGTTGACCGAAGTCAGATCGTTGTTTTCGGCGTTGATGTCGTCAGCGAGACTCACAGGAGCATTCTTTCTTCCGGTGGCGGGGGATGGCTGACTGTTTCACGTCGTAACCCCGGTTGCGTAGGGCGCGGGCGATCGCCGAATGCTGGATGTTTGAGTCGGCGAAAGCGGCCTCGAGGTCGGTTCGGTCTTGGGGGGTGAGGCTGGCGAGAAGTTGGCCGACCCAACAGTTCGGGCCGGATCCGCGCCCGTTTTCGTGGCGTATGTCGTCAAGCAGGCTTTGTTTGGTCATGTTCCCTCCTGGCAGGTGTTGAGGTCAGCCTATTGGATTACGGCTCCGGGGTGGTGGAGGGTTCCCACGGTTCGGGGGTGTTGCCTTGCCTGCCCGATTCTGAGGCTTCATCTATTATTGAACCATTCTCAACAGGCAGCCCTAACGCCACGCGGGCGTTGTCCTCGCCATCAAACCATGACCAGCCATCGATGGGGTAGGTGTGGTCGGCGTGGGTTTCGGCGCGTAGTTCGTAGTCTTTGTTGAGCACAAAGTTTGGGCCGTACAGCAGAATACCGCCGTCGTTTTTGTAGAAGCCTGGGTTCATCCTACGACCGTCCATCCTTTGGCAGTTGCAATTGCGGGGTTGTCGGTGGCGGTTCCCCAGTTGCCGGTGACAGACAAGGTTTGGGCGCTGACGGTCGGGAGGGCTGTGTAGTAAGCGTTGAGGTAAGTTGCGCTTAGTTTGCAGTATTGGATGCTGTGAGTGAATTTCATGTTGGTTGCTGAAATAGATTGCAGGCTGGGACAATTGTTGAACATGCTGGTGTAGGTGCCGCTGCCGTAAGCGCTTGCGCCGCTTAGCCCTGTCACTGACTGCAAGCCGTAACAATTGTTGAACATCTGAGCCATGTTGGTGACGGCTGCCGTGTTCGCCAGCGACACCGACTGCAAGCCGTAACAACTATAAAACATGCTGTTCATGTCGGTAACGGCTGCCGTGTTTGGCAGCGACACTGACTGCAAACCATAGCAGGCAAAAAACATAACGCTCATGTTGGTGACGGCCGACGTGTTCGGCAAAGACACTGACTGCAAACCAAAGCAGGCAAAAAACATGCCGCCCATGTCGGTGACGGCTGCCGTGTTCGGCAAAGACACTGACTGCAAGGCATTACAACCGTCGAACATGTTCGACATGTTGGTGACGGCTGCCGTGTTCGCCAGCGACACCGACTGCAAGTTGTAACAACCGATAAACATCTGAGCCATGTTGGTGACGGCTGCCGTGTTCGGCAAAGACACTGACTGCAAGCTGTAACAACTGCCAAACATGCCGCCCATGTCGGTAACGGCTGCCGTGTTCGGCAAAGACACCGACTGCAAGCTGTAACAAGCGTTGAACATGCTGTTCATGTCGGTAACGGCTGCCGTGTTTGGCAGCGACACCGACTGCAAGTTGTAACAACCGCCAAACATGCCGCCCATGTTGGTGACGGCTGCCGTGTTTGTCAGCGACACCGACTGCAAGTTGTAACAAGCGTTGAACATGCCGCCCATGTCGGTGACGGCTGCCGTGTTTGGCAGCGACACCGACTGCAAGCCGGTACAATTGTTGAACATGCTGTTCATGTTGGTGACGCTCGACGTGTTCGGCAAAGACACTGACTGCAAGCTGTAACAAGCGTTGAACATAACGCTCATGTTGGTGACGCTCGACGTGTTCGGCAAAGACACTGACTGCAAGGCATTACAATTGCTGAACATGCGGGCCATGCTGGTTATCGAACAGGTGCCGATAAAAGCAAAGTTTTCTAAGCTCAGGTGATTAATGTTCACACTCGATGCAGACATTGTGAAAGATGTGATAGATGAACCCTGGGCGCTTATTTCAACAATTTGCGACGAAGCGGAGGAACTAGTAACACTTGCATGCCTTAGGTTGAAATTGACCCCTGTAATGTTGCCAGTAATTCGGACTCGAGCTTGGCGATAACCCCTTGCTGACAAGTTCCCATAACTGGCCCACAAGAACTGTTTGGCGACCGACGTGCCTGAGGCATACGAATTGCTTGTGCTATTGCCCCAATCAACCGTAAAATTGCCGGATGATGTCGTAACGCTGAACTGAAGAAAGTTTGAGTCAGGTTGATAAACGGCGTACAGAAAACAGATTTCTGTCGCTGCAACCGGAGTGGTATCTAGCCAATCTGATGGCCTAACCCAAGGCATGCCCTCGGAGTTGCGAAGGTATTTTTGGGGTCGGCTGACGTTGGGGAGAAAGTCATCGACCACACCAGTGCGTTGCGTGCGTTGGGCAAACCTTGACATTAGGCAATCTCGTTGACGTATCCGCTGATGTTGACTTGGCTTGCAGTATCGGCAAACGCCCGGACAACGAGTGGCGTTGCGTTTCCTTTCAAGATGAGGCCAGGGACAACAACAACAAGACCGCTCTGCGCTGGCAAAGCGAACGTGATGTAATCATTCGGGCTGGTTGTCCCACCCCATTGAATGGTCACGGTGCGTTGAACGCCTCCAGGGTTGCTGGCATACAGCCAGATTTCCTGAAATGTGGTGGCGGTGCTCGATCCAGTGTGGATGGTGGTGCCAGGCGAGCTGTTGGTGGCGACCAAGATGGGTCGTCCATCGGTTGATCCGCTGAGTATTTTTTTGCTGAACGTAGCCACTGGTGCTCCTAACTAAAAACCTGGTTGGCAAGAATGTTCTGGTCGTCTTCAAAGTTTGGCATCACCGAGATGGTTTGCCATTCAAGGCCAGTTGATGTTGCCGAATTAGCGGCCAAGAACTGGCCGTTTGTTCCGACCGGCAGCCGGGCTGCAGTGTCAGGTGCGCTGGCAGCGATCAAGTCGCCTTTGGCATCGAAAATGGTGTCTGGGATGCCACCGCTGACTGTGGCTGGCACAAACTTGGTGCCGTTGTATTGAAGTACCTGGTTGGCAGACGCTCCGGTAGTGTCAATCTCGATGCCGTCCACCGTCAAAGCCGAGGTGGCTGTCGTGCCGGTGATCGTCGCAGACGCGGCCCCAACACCGTTGGTCACCGACACCGCGTTCGCTGACACGGTTCCTGTAGTTGTCAACGCTTGGAATTGGGGAGAGTCGGCGATACCAACAGCCTGTCCGATAGCGACCGTCGGCGACACTCCTTCGCCCGACCCGTTGGTGACCGTGACACCAGTACCGGCCTGCAACGTCGCCACATAGTCGCCGGTCGTCTTCGTACCGAGCGCAACAGAGTCGTTGCCGATGTTGCTTGAGGGGACGGTGCCAGACAGTTGTCCGGCAGGGATCGAGGTGAGTCCGGCCCCAGACCCGTTGAACTGTCCTGCGGAAGTAGAGATGTTGCCGGTCACCGAGATCGTGTTCGGAGTGTTCGCTGACGGCCCGCAGGCGACAACGATGCCACCGGTGTTGGTGTTCACTCGAGCGACATGGCCGACCACCTGAATCACGTCGGATGCACCGGTAGGACGGGTGCCGGTAATGCCACCGCCGGATGCAACATAAAGAGGCTGGTTGATGCTGTAGGCGTTGGTGTTCTGTCCGTCTAGGTCGCCGACGATGACCGCATGACCGTTCGCATTAGCGATGATGTCGCCGTCGGTGATGCCGATCGCAGGCATTTTCGCGCTGTTGGATGCGTCAGCTGGGGCGATCTCGGCGACTTGTGTTGAGCCGACGGTGCCGGTGATGTAGATGGGGGTGCCGTTCGGAATGGTGGAAGCAGTCGTGTTCTTCACATGGAAGTACACAAGGCCCGCCAAATCGCCGTGGATGTGCGGTGCGTACACGGTGCCGTCCACCGTCAGATCGGTGCTGAAATGCCCGTCTCCGGTCACGTCAAGGCTGTATGACGGGGTTGTGTCGTTGATGCCCACCCGATTGTTGGTGGCATCCACATACAGGGTGCCGGAGTCGACGTTCAACCCACCGAAAGCGACCGTGTCACCTGTGCCGACAGCCTGCCCAATAGCGATCGAAGGGGTTGACGTTTCGCCACCGGACCCGGTGACAGTCACCCCTGTGCCGCCAGTTACCCCAGCGACATAGTCGCCGGATGTTTCGGTGCCGAGCGTGATGTTGGGAGCCGCCCATTTGATCCCTGCCGCCTGTGTCGAGTCTGCGATCAGATACTGCCCGTCGGAGCCGACCGCCAGTCGTGCTGGGGTGTCGGCGGCGGTGCCAGCGATCAGGTCACCTTTGGCGTCGATGATGCTCTTGGTGATCGCATTGGGGTCTTGTTCGGATGACCAGCGGACACCGGACGCTTCAGCGGAGTCGGCGACGAGCACCTGATTGTTGGTGCCGACGGGGACACGGGTGTAGGCGTCAGGGCCGGTTCCGACCAGCAGGTCGCCTTTAGCGTCAAATGAGGTGGTGGTCGGGTCAACAGCCCATTTCAGGCCGGTGGTTTGGGTGGAGTCGGCGACGAGCACCTGTCCGTCTGTGCCGACAGCGAGCCTCGCGGGGATGTCTGCGCCGGTGGCTGTTAGCAGGTCGCCTTTCGCGTCCATGATCGTCTTGGAGATCGCGTTGGGGTCGGTTGTCTCGATGGGAGCCTGTGTGAATGACGGCTGTGCGAGGGACGGGGGGATAGTCATGTCAGGCTCCTTTCGTTCCTATTATGCCAGCACTCGGGTCAACCAGAAGGTTGCTGTAGCGGTTGCCGTTAGACCTGAGTTCTGGGTGATTGCCATATCCAAAGTGTCGCCGCCATTGAGGTAGACGCTAGAACCAACTTGGACTGGGGTTACGTTTCCGAAACTCAACAATAAAAAGCTTATGCCATTTACCCTGAAACGTATACTGGAACCTGTCGGATTTGCACTCCAATTTACTTGACCGCCAACTACATACAGACCGCCCAATCCTGATGGAACTGTAAGCGTTGTGCCGGAACCAGGGAAAAACCCGCTGTCATCAGAATCTTCAGTATCAAAACTGACGGCCACAGTCGTACTAGGACTAATTGTTTGTGTTGCGACCCGTCGCAATTTGACGTTGGGCTGGTTCAGGTACAACTCGAGTTCCCGATCGCGGTTCTCGAGCAGGTCTTTGTCCTGGTTGGCGACTGTCTCTAGGTCGTCGGCGCGGAACGTGTATGCGAACGGCATCTCAGTCCTCGCACATCAGGATGACACGCTTGACGCGACATTGTGTTAGCCCAAGGATCAGTTTGGCACCCATGCCTTTCTGGGCGTTGTCGATGTAGAAGCGTTCGGTGTTGTACACCCCATAAACGACAGTTGGCCCCAACGTAGTGGTGATCGTCGACGAGGTTCCTCCGGTGTAAGCCGCGAGGCTGTCGGTGTCCAAGATGCCTGTTGATCGGATACGGGCTGTCAAAGTGCTGTTTGTGTCACCAGACCATTCAATAATCGCGTGTTTGACGGTGAAAGGTTTGTTGTGCCAAAACTCGGGCAGGGTGACTGTCCCTGTCGGATAGCCGGTTGACCCTGATGCTGTGGATGCAGGCGAAAAGTCGTAGTCGGTATTTGTTGGGGCAGTCACGTTGTTGATGAGACGATAAAAGTTGATGTCGTATCCGTCTCCCGCGTCAGCCATCGCATACACGACGTACTCGGATTGTGCTTGCGGTCCGGGGCGACCCATGTGCATTTGGCTGACAGCGTTGCGTTCAATGCTGGGAGCAAAATCGCCGTCAAGTTGGGCGTGTCTCATCCATGTTCCGTCGGGGCGGCGCGTGTACGAACTTGTGCCGTTCTTTGTTAGAATGCCGATCTGCCCGTCAGCTGTGTTGAAACATCTGATTTGTTGCGGGCCACCGTCGGTGTTTAGACCTTCCACGATTTCGTAGTCAAGGGTAAAAGCGGGCTGGATGTTGGTGCCTTGTAGAACGTAGATGCGCCCATCAACATTACCGGACTGGCTGCTGTCAGGGAAGAACGCTTGGCGACCGACGATGATGGCGTCGCGCATCCCTTCAGGGGTGTTCGCTGACGACAACAGTTGTTGAATGGTCACAGACGAGCCGAGTACCCCAACGACGCTGAATAGGCCGGTAGTGCAGACGACAAGCAGGTCGTTGGAACGGGGCAACACATTCAGGATTTCGCCGGAGAACTCGTAATACTGGCTTGTCGACCATGTTGTCAGGTCGGTGTTCGAGTAGTACAAGCGTTTGGCGGTTGGGCCGTAGGCGACTGTCCGGTATCCATACGAAACGAGGTCGGTGATGCCTGTGCCACCGAGGACGGTTGAGACGCTCGTATCGGTGCCGCCGGTAGTGACGCTGCGAATGAACCCTGCGTTCGCCCCGTCCACCCGAACATAAAAGAACTTGGTGGACGCATTGTCGTAGGCGACCTTGCCTCCGATTTGCCCAGTCAAACTGGTGGTAGTCGCTGTGGGTGTCGGAAATACGGTTCCGTTGGCGACATCAAACTTGACCATTTTGGCGGTCCAGGTAGAACTGACATCCCATTGGCAGAACGAATAAATGTTTGTCCCGATGATCCATTGGTCGGGGATTTGTGCGCCGGTGCTGTTTGTGACGGCGGTTGCCGTGTATGCGAGCGTCGCCGTACCGTATGCCATCAGTTGCCCGTGAGGGTTGTTAGCAACATTCACACCGGAGAACGTGTTCTTCGGCAGGTTCGTGGAGCGTGGCCCCATGTACTCGCCACCAGAGAAGTCGTCGTAGACGATTTGGAAGGAACCCATCGGTTACTCCCAAGTGGCGTAGTCGCGGGCGCGAGTGAACTTGATGCGCCGTTTGATTGTCGTCCGATTGTCGTCGTTCATCGACTTCAGGAACGTGCCGTACTCCTGCAAGTACAGCGACGCTCGCTGTTCGTCTTGGCGTCGGGCTGCGCACAGATGGGAGGCGTAGGCGACAATCACCGAATGGTAGACGACCGGCATCAGAGGGCTGGACGAGTCGCTTGAAAGGGCTGGCTCAGACCGGAAGTAGTAGAGGGTGCCTGCGGTGGTGGTGGACGGAACCGGGACAATCTTGGCTTGGTTGCCGTAGATCGTCCACCCGTAAGTGCTGTTGTCCGACGTGGGGTCGAGGAACGTCTCGAGGGGAACCCATTCGGCGGGCGACGAGTTGATGACCAGCTCGTTGGCTCGCATGAAGTCTGATGGGAGGGTTGCGGCACCGTTCACCGTGTCAAACGACAGGCTGGCGGTCGAAGCAAGCCACCACCAGTCGCGCTCCATGCTCACCCGGTTTAGAGCGTCGTTCAGGCTGGTGTTGACGAACGTGTTCGTGATCAGGCCGTCAAGGCTGTTGCCGGAACCATCCGACTTGATGGCCAGCCGGTCTTTCACAGCGTTACGAAGTTCAAGTCTGTTCATCTCACACCACCATCACGCTGTACGACTGTGCGCCGTTGGAAATCAGTTTCACGTCGGAGGCTGTGCCGTCGCCGACCAGGCTGAGCGTCATGCCGATGCCAACCACATAGCAGTCGTCGCCGTTCACCGTCGGGGTAGGGACACCTTTGCTCGGGTCGCCGAACGTGAAGAAGATCGGGGAACCGGACGTGGTTCGGTTCGAGATGATGAGAAACGACACCGAGTCGCCAAACGACACCGTGTCCACCGTATTCGGTGTCAACACAGCGTGTTTCGCTTTGTTCACGGTGTATGAGGCCACTACTTGCCTTTCTCGTTCATGCTGTGGATCCGACGGTTGGAGCCTTCCAAGTGTCCCACATCGCGCACCAACGCCCAATGCAGTTTGTCGGCCAACTCCAACCTTTTCTCTTTCTCGGCGGTTTCGTGAGCGTCCCGAATCTGCTTGTTCTTCTTCATCAGGTCGTCATGCAGAGCTTTACCCTTCTGCCAGTCACCCTCGATCAGTTTGACGATCAGCGTGTGGTCGCAGCGAGTGTGAGAACACGCCACATATGGGGTTCCCATCGCGTCGACCATCCACACCTCGAACCGTCCTGCCAGAGGGTTGAACATGAGGGATGCGGACGGATCGCCACGCCACCCGGATTCATCACCACGCTGGATACGGTTGGCGATGTCATACACGTCAAACGACACTTCTGCCATCTCGCCGCCACCGGCGACGTTGCCCATCAAATCTGCTGCACGAATCATGGTGTCATCCTAGACGAAAGGGCCGGTCACCTTTCGGCAACCGGCCCTAACGTTTGGGGGATTGTTTGGTCAGGCTCCGATGGCGTGGAACCGAACAGTCGTCGTGGAGACGTTGGTGGTGTTCGGAACCTCAGCCAACGGTGCGCCGTCGGTGGTGGTGTCCACCCAGAACAACTTGACCTTCGGACTCGAGGTCGAGCCGTCCCACGAAGGGACGTTGCCGTTCACGGTGGAAACTTCGAGCCAGTCGAGCCGGTTCACGCCGAGCTGTGCGAGAGTGACAGCCTCTCCACCCGTCGGGTACGACGAGTCGAAAGTGATGACACCGAACACTTCCTTGCGCGAACCGGGGACTTCCGGCCCGTAGGTGATGCTGACGGATGCGGCCATGTCAGATGCTCACCTCGGTGAGATCCTTGATGACGAAGTGGGCGTTGCGCTGCTTGCAGGCAAGTTCGCCGTACATGTACAGGGTCGCCTCGTACGCATCCTGGTCGGGCTTACGGTTCATCACCGCGCCGTCGAGGTCCATGAACTGGAAGCCGTCGCCCACCTGATGGAACACCAACACTTCGGGGTTCACACCGTACAGGCGGTTGTTCGGGCAGTCGAAGTCGGCGTACAGGGCCGTGGGAGCCTCGTCACCCTTGCCGGACACCGACGGGCTGTAGAACTGGATGCCCGCGTAGCCACCCTTCAACTGGGTCTGCTCCATGTTGCGCTTCAGGCTCAACAGCAGGTTGCTGATGGCCAGGTTCACGCCTTCGGCTGACACCAACAGGCTGGGCTTCTTGCCCGAGTTGGTGAGAACCTTCATGATGGAACCGGTGATGAGCGACTCGGTGACCGAACGGTTGGTACCCGAGTTGCTGTTGACGTACGCCTTCCACTTCGGCTGCGACGACGGGTCGATGGTGTGCAACACGGCGGTGTCGTCGACGATGGTCTGGAGGCCGGTCAACTCGATCTGTCCGTCGCCGGGCTGACCGCTGTTGTTGGACGCTCCACCGGCTCCGGCGCGGAACACGAAGTGGCTCGACGACGTGGTGACCGCAGCACCCGAGATGGCGATCGTCTTGTTCGTCTCGTCGACCGAGGTGACGGTACGAGCCGACGCGATCGTGGCGGGCGAAGCGACCGTTCCGATGTCCACGACCATGCCGCCGTCGAAGAACAGCTGACGCAGAGCGGTGGTTCCGGTGGTGGAAGCCAACACGACGGTGGTCGACGACGAGGTGGTGCCGCATTGGGCGATCACACCGTTGGACGTACCCCACAACTGGCGGTTCACGTCCTTCATCGCGTCCTTCTTGATGCCTTCCATTTCGGCGTCGAGCGCGTCGATGAAAGCACCACGGTCGGTGACAGCCTGCTTGATCGTCGGGCCGGACAGCTGGATGCGTCCGTAGACGTAGCGGACCGGAACCGGGACCGTCGCGTACGACTGGTTGGCGGCGGTGGGGAGGGTGCCGGACTCGGCGCGAGCACCGACACCGGACGAGCGACCCAAGTGGACGGCGTGACGGGCGATACGGCCCTGCACGGTGTCCTTGCGGGTTTCGACCTGCGAGAGAATGAAGTTCGCCTCGTTGAGGTTGTCGAGGTATTCCTTGTAGTCATCCTTCAGGATGGCATCGACTGTGGAGAGGGTTGCGGCCATGATGGTTTGCTTTCCGTGAGAGAGAATCTGATTGGGGGGAATCGGAACCTGTCTGAGCGGTAGCCGTCCGGCTGTCTCAACCCATCATCCAATGGGGGTACCTATGGGGTGAACCATCCGGTTCAGGTGTAAGCATACACACAAGTGTGCGGATGCTGTCAAGGGAATCGCCCCGTCTGACGCGGAGAGAGTAACGCATCAGACGGGGACATCAGCGGTCACCCAAAAGGATAAGGGTGCCTTCCCTTATGCTGACGTTACGTCACAGTCCGTTCTGTGCGAGGCGAGCCATCGCACGTTCACGGGGTGTCATCTGCTGTCCGTTCGGCGAGACGACCGGGACTCCGTTGACGATCGGCGCACCCATGCTCGCACCGGCTTCGGCGCGTCGGGTTGCGATCTGTTGCGCTTGCGCCAGAACTTGTTCCTCCACCTCACGAATGGCTGCGCTGAGGTCAAGGTCGGATCGCTTTGAGGCGGCCACAATGGCAGCCGTTGCGAGCGGGGTGTCCGGTGCGAGACCATGCTGGGTCAATGTCTCCTCGATCTGGCGTTCGTACTGCTGTTGTACCTGCGCCTGCTGGATCTGCTGGAACGACTCCTGCAACCGGGTCTGAACGAGCTGTTCCACCTGGTCGGGGGTCATACCGGCGTTGGTGCCGTCCGAGTACGCCTGCTGGGCGACCTGCGTGTTGATCGCCTGCTGTTGAGCAGGGGTGATGTAGGTGTCGAAGCGATCTCCGGCGAGGGTGCGAGCGTTGTCGACCATCCATCGGACTGCGGTTTCGGTGTCACCGGATGCGAAAGCGGTAGCAAACTCCTGTACCGCACGGGCGTCGTCGGGGTGCATACGTCCGAACGTCTGAACGAACGGCTTGTACCGTTCACGTTCCTTGATGCGGTCCTGCACCTCAGACTGGTATTTCTCTTGCCAGTTGATGTCGGCGGCAGGGGTTTCGGCAGGGGCTTCTCCTGTCGGGGTGGCATCCACCACGCCTTCGGGGGCGAAGTCGGTCATTGGGGCATCATCTCCTGAGGTACGCCGGGCTGGCCGGTCATTGCTTGGGGAACCATCGAACCGGCTGGCTCGTTGGCTTGCGGCAGGGCTTCGGACCCTGGCATCTGTTGCATCTGCGCCATCTGTTGCATCGCTTCTTCGGCGGCCATCGTCTGATGGGCTTGGATGTGCAGGTCGATCGTCTGACGCACTTCAGGGTTCGCAAGTTCGTATGCAGGGGATTTGCGTTCCCGGTTGTGTTGGGCGATGTGTTTGGCGTGGTCGTCGAAGTCGGCGGGCATGACGGGGACAGCCTGCATGAGCAGACCATTCTCCCATTCGGCTTTCGTGACATCCGGGTCGGTGGAACCGAGGAACCCTCGAGGGTCGGGGAGATCCAACATTCGCGCCAAAGCGGTTCCGTCCACATTCTGGAATGCCTGTGGAAACTGTTGGGCGAGGCTGGTGATAACCGACTGGGTGGCGATCTTGGAGCGGGGGGCGGTCGCATCCAAAGGCACTTTGACCTGCGGATATTCCTCAATGTCTTCGGCAGTCCACTCGAACTGGAGGGTGTTGCCTTGCGGGGTGGTGAGCGTCTGGGTGCGAACCATGCCCGACTGGGAGGCGTACGCCCGATACATCTGCAACGTCATCTTGCCGATCCGCGCCCACATCGCCGACTGGTTGCGGGCCATCGGGCCGAGCGGAGTGTCGTCCTTCTCGGCGAGCACCGACAACGCCAAACCGGAGTTGCGGTCGCCGGGGGCTTGACCTCGAGACACCGCATGGGTGAAGAAGATGTCGTCCATCTCTGCTTCCAGTTGGGCGGCTTCCATGCTGATCCAACGTGGCACGTCGGGGGCGGTCTGCCAATGCGGTTCGCCCAGCTCAGCGTTGTATTCCATCACGTCCGCAGGGTCGGTGGTGATGACATCGGAGTCTTCGATGGATCCGGCGGGGACCATCAGTCGGGCGTTCGCAGCCTTGCGCATATGCTCGAGGATGGTGGAGCGAGCACGGTTGTAGGCGTACTGGATGTCTCGAGCAGGGGTGAGGAGGGTGTGGCCGACCCATGTGCGCGGGATGCGTCGCTGGGTGAAGACAGCGAGGTTGAGGCTGGTGAACGGGAACGGCCAGCCTTGCCCGTCGCCATACGAATACACCTGCTTGTTGTTGACCACATGGACGACACAGCCCGGAGTCCGGTTGGTGGGACGTTCGTAGTAGCAGTAGACGAGGGTGAGGCGAGGCGGTTGGCCTTGCGGACGGCGCGACAGGAGGGTGCGATGCCGTGCCGACAGGGCGGCTTCGGCGTCCGGCACCGGATCCCAATCCAGATTGTACCGCTCTTTCACCTGCTCAGGGGGTAGAGCGACACAGCGAATCCAGTAGCGGGCCGACTCCACATCGGGGGAGCCGGGTTCCAAACAGAACTCGGAGATGCCCAACGGGGTGAGTCTCACACCACCGGCAGGGATGTCAATGCCGGTCACCGGGTCGGTGGCGACAACCTTGCCCAAACCGGGATCCCAGTCCACCGAGACGGCGGCGGCACCACCAAAAAGGGTCTGGAGCAGGGATTCTTCCCGGATCTCAGCCCAATCCTGTTCGTGTGCTTCGGACAACAACAGTTGCTCTTGGAGACGCTGACGGCGCAGGCTGGAGTCGTCGATACCGGACGGTTCCACTTCCCAGACGAGCGGGGAGCGGGTCATTCGGGCGATCAGGTTGGTGACGCGGGGGCCGAACTTGTCGACGGTGATACGGGTGAACCGTTCCGCTTCGGTCGCATAGTCAAGTTCTTGGACGATGTTACGGGTGTGATCCCACCAAACCCATTGGTGACCGCCGAAGTAGGAGGCGTTCATCCAATAGTCGCGCCGCTCTTTCAGCAGATACTGGTCGGCTTTGTTCCACAGGTTGATGACTTCCTGCGGTTTCGGTGGTTCCCACGGCTTGTTCACGGTCCTACTGCCTCAACTGGTGTCTGCCACGCGGTGCGGGCTTTGTTGTCGTCACGATCTTTCTTGCGAGGCTTACGACTCTGTTCCATCGCTACCGCGACAGCCGGATTCTTCGCCAGCAATAGATTAGTCAGACGACGGTTCTCCCGAAGCAGAATCAGGGCAAGAACACCAAGAACGACGATAGCGACCGCTGCGATCACAGGTCACCCACAAAGTCGGTGTTGATGGCAGAAGGTTCCTCCCGACGGGGACGACCGCGCTTGCGGACGAGGGGTGCATCCGATTCCGGTGGTGCGTCACCGTGCGTCAGATCATCCCCGTCGGTCGGAGATACGGAGCCTGCCTTCTCCGCAGACTCCAACTGTACACCATGCACCGCACCGGCGATCGCCGACAGACGCTGTTCAGCGTCCTCAGCCCGGTTGATGAGTTCGGCGACAATCATGTTCAGGTTGCGAACCTCACCGTTGTGGGTGAGTTCCAAACCTCGAGACGGTGCGCACATCCTGCCGATCTCGATCGCACAATCAGCGCAAATGTAGAGCCGGGTGACAGCGGACGGGTTCGGGTCGTCGGGGCTGTTGTGGCCGTCCAAGTCCTGTTCCATGTCGATGATCGGCTTGGATACACCACGGCAAATCCAACAGCAACCAGGCAGATAGTTGTAGTTGTCGACGAGTCTCATTCACCATCTCCGTTTCTTGGCGGTCTTATCAAGCCGCTCTATGAACTTCTGTACTTTGCCTTCCGCACCGGGCATTGTGACCTTGTTCTTGCGTGAGATGTCATTGTACGGGCGGCAGGCTAGAAGGTACCTTAGTGCGTCCACAGCATGATCTTCGTCATCTGTGTCAATATCTTCCACCTGGATTTTGGCGTGGCGCATAGCTGGGAGTGTGCGCAACAGGTTTTCGCAGGTGGAGAACACTTTCAGTTTTGGCTCACCAGAAATCGGGGCCGGTTGCAGATATCGGCGCACGTTCTGCCAGCCGGACACACGGGCGTTCTTGGCGCGGGTGACATGAACACCAAGACTGTTGTACACACCTGCGACCGTTGTCCCCATACCGGACGTGTTGCTGTAGGTGGACGGGTCAATGGCGGTGGCGGTCACGTTCTCAAACCGGCCATTAGACATCTTGGACATCTCTTTGACCTGTGCCGCCTGCTGGGCGACCGTCAAGTTCCGCTGGTACGCCTCCCGATACACATAGCAGGTG